CCAGAACCACTAGCGGATGAACCGTTGCCGCCTGCGCCTCCACCGCCAGCAGAAGGGTAGCCAGTAGGTTCGTTAAAGCCTTGACCGCCATTGCCGCCTTGGGAGCCATTGCCGCCCACACCATTTTTGTACCATGCCGCACCACCACCGCCACAGCCGCCATCCAATCCATCAGAGTGGCTGGTGTCTAGTATGGTGTGACCACCTCCGCCACCGCCGCCACCGTAGGCCACTGAGCTACCAAAAACGGAATAAGCTCCATTTTTCCCTTGCTCTTGGTTGCTTGAGGCTGTTCCTGCCGCCCCGCCCTGACCAACAGTGACAGCGTAAGAAGTAAGGTCAGCGGTGAAGTTCATCTCTCTTACCCCGCCGCCACCGCCCCCGCCTCCAACAGTGGCACCGCCACCGCCGCCGCCAACGATAAGGAGGTTGACTGCCTTGGGGTTCTTGGTAACGGTGAATGTGCCGTTACTTGTAAACGTGTGGTAGGTGTAGCCGCCTGACTTAGTGATAGTGCCGCCAGTAGCTTGCATGGCGGTGTCTAGCTCCCACACCTTGTTACTGCCCTGATAAATTACAGACACTGGCTGACTGCCAAGCATTACCTTGGTTGCGTCAACATTGCCCAGTTTCAGGCCCATCAGGTAATGAAGTACAAGGTGCTGGGATCAGGACTAAGCGCGTCATACTGCGCCTGCGTACCCGTCCATATTTTTGGAAGACCAGTTAGCTGACTGCCATCGCCAATAAATGCAGTGGCCCTAACATCTCCGGTGAAGTCGCCGTCCTTAAACTTTGCCGCAGTAGAACCCAAGTCAATGCCGACCTTTGGATTCCCGTTGGCGGCAATCGGCACTATGGAGTTGCTGTCGCCGTCAAACTTCAGCCCAAAGCCAGAGCCAACAAAGTTTCCGTCTTGGGAGTGGTATGTCCCAGTGATCCTAAAGTCACTGCCGTTCCATAGGCTAGATAGAATTGGGTAGACATTGGTATCGTAAGTCACGCCCTCCTCAAGCGTCATGTCGCCGCTAACGTGCTCAACAAGCATAAGCTGTGTGCTGTCTGCACCTGTAATCTTGAACAGCAAAGTGCCACCATCGTGACTCAATTCAACAAAGTATCCCGCTGATACATGAGGTGACGGCTTGCTGTCTGCGTCAGTTACATAAAAGCTGATCTGCGTAACGCTTTCAGGATCTGGGCTGTTGAGCGTCATCTGACCGGGGCGGGACGAAATGTTTGTCGTAATGCTTGCTAGTAAGTAGCGATAATCGTCGCCCTTGTTTACTCCTTCATGCTCGCCAGTAATACCAAGGGCGGCCCTCATGCCCTCCTTGCTGTTCTTGTGTAGCTGGTTGTTGATGCTGGAGTAGAAGATCGTATCGTCGGGGCGGGGAGGAATATCTGTGGTGCCTTCAGCGGTCATCTGAAATGTCTGACCGATAACCTTCCTGCCCTTTATGTTGGCGTTGCTGTCACGCAAAACGAGCGTGTCAGGCGTGAACTCATAGTCCCACGGCGGCACATCCTTAGCGTAATTTTCCTCACTATGGTCGCCCCAGCCAAAGCTGTCATTCCAGTTAGTGATGTCCTGATCGGCAATGCGCGCATCGGTAGTTGGTTCGCCTGCCGCTTCTAGTTGTTCAGCAAAGTAACGGTTGACCTCAAGCTGGTTAGTCAGCGTCTCAAGATCCTTGGTGCTGGCAAACTGGCCCTTAGCGTTACGGAAAATAACGTCAGGGTTGGTGGCTACTAGGTCAGTAGTGACAGGCATCCAGCCAGCGCCCTTCTTGTAGACCATCCACGCTTCACTGCTATTAGGCTTCTGCACATAGTTAGACAGGTCAACAGTGCCTTCTGTGCCGCTTCCGCTACCGGAGCCGCCGCCAGATACCTTGTAGTGAACCTCTGTAGAGTTTTTGCCCCACGGCATCTCAATGGTGTAGATAGTGCCGTCAGTCATGTGAACGACGATTGCGTCATCCACATCCTGCTCAATGCGATCAATGCCTACACCGTCAGCGCCGTCCTGACCATCAGCTCCAGCAGGGCCAGCCTTCCCTTGCTTGCCGTCACCGCCCTTTGGTCCTTGCTTACCAGCAGGGCCAGTGTCACCTTTAGGACCGCGCTCACCTTTAGGGCCAGTGGCTCCAGCCTTACCGTCCTTCCCGGGCTTGGCTTTTTGAGCGCCATCAATCTCCTTGCGAATTAACGCAATGATTGTGGTAAGGCTCAATCCAGTAGTCATTGCAGGGGTGGCTCCTCAGACATGGGTGGTATCTGCGGTTGCTCTTGTTGGGGTTGTTGCTCGCTTAGCATCTGGCGGAGAATGTCCTGCTCACCTTTGGCGTTAACCATGTTGGCCTGACGCTCTTCCTTCTCAAGATTCCACTTGTCCTCATCCAGCATCATCTGAGCAAGGCGGATCTTCTTCTCAAAATCGACATCAATCTTGCCGTCCTTGTCCTGATCGCTGTACTTGAGGACAGCTTCCTTCGGCATGAGGTCAACCTCAGTAGCGTACTTAGCGGCCCTGCCCTTAGCCTCTTCAGCTTGAGCCATGAGTACGGCGGTCTGCGCCTTCTGTAGCTCCATCTGTGCTTGGGCTTGAGCCTGTTGCTGTTGCTGTGCCGCTGGGTCTGGCTGACCCTGACCATCAATTACCTCAAGCAGTTTGTCTTTTGAGGTCACGTTCATGTGTTCGATGATCGCCTTAATCATTGCGCCATGCGCTGGTGACTGCGGCGGTATGACTTGTAGGATCTGAGCAAGCTGTTGCACCTCGTACTCACGCGCAATAACGCCCAGCGAGCTGATGACAGAGAAGTGATAATCCTTTGACGGATACTTCTCAGGATCGAACTGCATGTAGCGCCACGCAGTCTTTTTGATTAGCGGCTTAAAGAACGATTCTTGGAAGTTGACCAAGGTACGTCTTTGGCGCTTCATCACCGCGCCCATAGACATAGAGATACCAGCAGAGGTTGTGTCGCTAGACGGCCCCTTAGCCATCTCAGCGGCGTCCTGTGAGCCTGTAGCCTGCTGTACCATCATCTGTAGGTTCTGAGCTTGGTTGAAGCTGATCTGATCTACCTGCCCAAACTTGAATGGCATGATGGATTCTTTGGGGTCACCGTTGGTCAAGATCATCTTGCCGGGACGCACCTCAAACTTATCCCCTCTTGGGATTCTTGTGGCATCTACAGCCATCATTGGATGAGTAGTCAGTGCCAGTGCGTCGATCCTTGCTCTCATCTCAGCATCAAGCGCCTTCTGGGACATATATCCCTTCTCACAGACACCACGGCCCCAGAACCGACTAGGCACGACATCCCAAGGGAAGGCGGCAATAGGTCGGTCTTGGCACATATAGGGATTTGACTGCGCCTTTAGGATCTCACCGTTAGCGATAACAACAACGGCTTCTGTGTACTTGCCGTCCTCTAGGTTATCAACGCCCTCTTCCTTTAATTGCTCAGTAGGGACGAGTCCGTAGTATCTTTTGACCCTGACCTTCCTGACAGGCTGGACTCTGATCTCTGAATCCGCGTCAATAGCGGGGTCACTAGCATCAAAACCGATAGGGGTATCACGGTAGATCCCCTGCTCCTGCATCTGCTCAATAGTGTGGATAGAGACAAACTCCTCAATACACACACCCATAGCACTGGTGACACAGGTAGCAGTGGGGTCAATCAAAAAGTTCTTTGGCTGGACAGGGTTCAGCTTAACAATGGGTCGGATTTTCTCCTCTACCCCATACTCAACCAGATTGGCCTCTTGGGGCATCCCCTCCATCTGTTGGGTGGCAGGGATGTACTCCTTGGAATCCTCAATAACGATCTCGCCAATGCCTGTACCGTATACAGCGGCGTTAATCAGGATCTCACCAATAGCCGCACGGTAGTTAGCCCGCTCTAAATCCTTGTGTAGCTGGTCACGCACAGCAATCGACTCTGCTGGAGTCGGCTGGCTTGGTCCCGGCGGTGGCATTGGTGGCATTTGAGGTCCACCACCCATCCCCGGCATAGGCATTGGGGGTCCATTCGGGGCTTGTTGGCCTTGCGGGGGTGGGGGTGGGGTCTGTTGGCCCTCAATATCAAACATAAATGCCTGACTAAAGGACGCTGTTTCAATTTCGGCTACGGCAGACTCAACTGCCTGCTGAAGAGCAGGGGCAATAATGCGCGAACGCTCTGATTGGCGGGTCTTGTCGCCTTCGGCCCAGATACCACGCCACAAACGGTAGTACTCGTCATGGGTATCTTCGTAATTTGCGGAGTAATCATGCCGCCACTCCAAAGTCAGCGACTCAATCCACTCGGCAAGACCGTGATCTACGCCAATATGCTCTAAATTCTCGTATCTGCCTTCGTATTTAGCCATTCTCTAAAATCCTACGGCATCGTCGAGCGGTTCCCACTCGTCAGCCAGTTCAATTCCGTCTAGGTAAGCAATCTGAGCTACTTGGTCACAGTAGCTAAGCGCGTCGAGGAGATCGTCATGCACTAAAGTTGATGGAAAGTTAGCGGCTTCGTCAATAAACCGTTCATTCCACGGTCCCTTCTTGAGCTGGATAAGGCCATTGGCAAATCTGCCCTCTAATGCCCAAGCCACCCTGTCCTCTTTCTTGTTGTTACCGTGAGTAAGCTGTTCTATACGGAACACACGACCTTTACGGCGCATCAAGTCAGTAAGGGGGGACATTACTGCCTGCTGAGCAATGCCTTTCTCTATGCCAACCTTCACAGGACGGTACTTTTCGACGGCGGCAAAGATTTCATTACAGGTTTGGTCTAAAGACCACTGCCCAAATATGATGTCTTCTACCCACCAGCGGCCATCAGGGGTCACTTTGGTGACTGCCATAGCGGAGTTGTCCCGTTTTTTGGCCTTCCTCTGGCCTTGTTGCTTAAAGCCAGCAAGGTCAATGGTTATGTAGTGGTCGCCAATCTGACTTTTGCTGTCTTCGTAGTAGATAAATGAGTCCGGGTCGAACATCCCACCCGTCCTAGCATCAAAGCTAGCCAGAAATTCCTGCTGGAAGGCCCAAGCTGGCAGGGTCTGCCTTGCATGCTCTATCTCTTTGGGGTCAACAATGGGGTTATCAAAGCTGGTGAAGTGGAAATTCTCCCAGTCATCCCAAGATTCAGAGCCAGCATAGATATCATAGAAGTGGTTACGGCCCTCTGGCGTACCAATGAAGATAGCTGACCCCTTGCAGTCCGCTAAAGCCGGTCTGAGAATGCTCTCAAACACATCAGGCTTCATAAAAGCGTACTCATCTAGAACTAAATGTTTTAAGGACACACCACGGAGGGTATCCGGGCGGTCAGCACCCTTGAGGTATATGACGTTGCCGCCAGCTAGGGT